TGGTAATAGTCGCTGGGTCTGAGGTCGCGTATGCTAACGTGTTGTAGTTCACGTTCTCAACGTATGCACCATACAATTCAAACGTTTCTAACACATTTGGTGTGCTCGCTCCGTTACCGCCGTCCAGCATCTCAATCCTTGTGGTGAATTTGTAGTCAATTCCTGATGCCGCACTTGACTGTTCAAAGAAGTCGAACTGTTTCTGTATCTGCTCTCCGACCAGTTTGGTCACTGAGTTGTTCACATCATCTCTCAACGTGATGGTGATTGGTTCCCAGGTGTGTTTGCCTGCCACATAGACTTTTGAGTTGTACACGTCTAGTGTCACGTTGTCAAAAGTCAAGTTTGGTCTCGTGATGTCGACCACTTGTTTTGTTAGTTCTGATCTCGGTGTTGATACTCCAAAATTCTCCAGGATCGCTCTGAAACGATACTGTAGTTTTGGCATCAACAATCCCTGTGATGCTGAACTCTGATCGTTCGCTAGTGGTACTGTGAATTTTGATAAAGTTGATATTGCCATCTGTTTCTCCTATTTATTCAAAATTAGTTCCCCAATTTTGCGATTTCTCCTGTGTTTTTGATTCTCAACGGAATGTAAATGAACTCAACCGATTTCACTGGTTCGATCGCTATGTCCACGTACAGTTCGTTCCTGTCGATCCTTGTGGGTGTGTTGTTTGTGTCATCACACACTACTAGGAAGTCGTATAATGCTCTCTGACCAACTAGCTCTAACAAGAATGATTCGATCGCACCCTTGATCTCGTTCCTTGTTAACTCGTCGTTTGGTTCAAAGATGAACGGTTTAGCGATTGCATCCAATTGTGATCTCAGATACACTGCCAACCTTGAAACGTTGATCCTGTCCAATGCTGAACTTGCCGTCGTCTTGGTCAAGTTACCAAAGTTCACGATGCCTGCTCCTGAGAAGAACGTGATCGGGTTCACTTTGACCTCATGCATTGAGTCTCTCACTGACTCCGTAACAGATATTGTTTGGAATTCACCACTTGATGAATCGATGTAACCAACTGATGTGGCGTTGTCCACGATACCTCTCCTCGTGCCCGCTGGTGCGAACCATGGGAAAGCGATGTTGTCGTTGTTGGCCAATGTCCTCATCATCATGTGTGATGCTGGCACCACGATAGATTTGCCTGTGTTGTCTGTGGTCAATCCTGATGGGTAAAACACTCCTAGGTAATCACTTGAGCTCACGAGACCATCCTCACCGTTGTCCAATGCTGATGCCGTGTTGTTGGCCCAGTTTTGTATTGCAGTTGATGTGCCCGCTAATCTCAGTGGGGTGTCACCTACCACGAACGCAGTGTTGTTCCTGTCTGTGTTCAGGTTGATCATGTTCTGTATAACTTCTGGATAACCAGGACAAGCGATCACGTTGTAACCTCTTTGGTCTTCCCTGATTGCTTGGTTTGTGTCTATCTCTGATTTAAGTTGTTGTACGATCACTTTCCTCTGTGCTTTCCTTCCGAAAGAGCCAGATCCGTCTGCGTTATTGCTAGACTTGGTCACCCATCTGTCTGGGTAGTATGATGACACAGATTCGTTGCTGTATCTGATGTTACCCAAACCAGTTGATCCGCTTCCTGGATACTTGGTTGTTGTGATGTAACTGTTCTTGTACTCTTTGACGTTGTAGCCGGATCTCCTAGTGTTCCATAACAATATGCCCTGTGGGTAGTTGTTTGGGTTTGGAGCGTCTGGATCTAGGAAGTCATCACTCAACAGGTCCTTGATTGTTGATGGTGTTCCCGCCGCGGTTGATGTGCCCGCCGCTTTGTCAGTTGAAGTGTGCCATCTGGCGTCCGCGAAAACTATACCGTCCTCTGTGGTCTGATCCGCTTTGTCAACAGCCACCCACGCCGCACCAGTTGTGGTCACTGCCACTTGGTTGGCCGTGTTGTTTGAACTCAGTGTAGCCGCTGTATTGTATTTGTAAAGTTTTGGATAGTTCTCAAGGTCGCTTGTGTCAATCCATAAGTCGTTGTCAACTAGAGCAGTACCATCTGACTGTGTGGTAGGTGCTGTTGCTGAGAACTGTGGACCATTTGGATCGGTCGAGCTGTAAACCTGAGCGTAGCCTTTCCATGTTGTTCCATTATGTGTCATGATGTCCGCAACGTCTATGTTGGAGTCATACCACAATGTGCCATCTGCTGGCTCATTTGTTGGTGCGCTTGTTGACGCTGTGTAACTCAATCTTTTCCAGTTCGAAGCCATGATACCTGTGTTGGCGCTCGAGTCAAGGCTTTCACCTGTTGGCAGGTCATACAAGTTGTCGATCAGTGTTGAGCTGTTCGCCGTGTATGTTCCGTATGCATGTGCAGTTGAGGCACTGAATCCAGCATCCGCTAATGGTGTTCCCAGTGTGTCAAACATCCTGAAGTCACCGCCCAGTGCGTGTGTTATCCTGATCTCACCTGTTGTTAGTTTGATTGCGCTGACGTTGGTCAGTCCGGCACCATTAACTGCCGCGATGAAATCATCTGCACCTGTTCCGCCGAGTGTTATCTCGACAGCAGTGGCCAATGCTTCTTGATTCTTCTTTGATTCCTGTATCTTGAATTTGTTTCCACTAGTGAAACTTGGTGTGGCGTTGTTGCTTGTGATAACTGTAGCACCACCCTCGTATCTGAACAGTTGGAAGTCACCTACGTTTGGTGTTTGGTCTGCTGAATCACCTGCTGTGATTGACTCTTCAGTCACGTTGTATTGTGTGTACAAAGTTCCAACAGTTAGGTTAGCCCCACCGCCAGCGGCGTCTAGGTTGTAGATCGCTGAGTGGTTCGTGGCATACAATGGAGCCGCCACTGATGAGAAGCTCGCACTTGATGTGCTGTAAACTTTGGCAACAATGTTGGCACCAGCATTTGCGTTGGTAGTCTTGAACCATACAGAACCATTAGGTCTGTTCTCGTCTGCTGTTTTCCAAGTGGGTCTGTTGGTGTGTTTGTCTTGAAGGAATTTAACACCGTTCTTGACACCTGCTGTGATTCCCAATTGAGCTAGTACTCCATTACCTTCTTCAAATCTGATTGTGTTGGCACCCGCCGATGAATCACCCACTGCTCTACCGTTGTGGAAGATCTCTAGGTTACCTGTTGTGGCGTTAACACTCGCACTGACGTTGGTCACGTTAGATCCAATCGCCGTGGCAACATCTGATAATGCTGTTCCACCCGGTGTGATCGTGATACCGTTCATGACAAATGAATTGCCCGATGTTACTGTTGTTCCGGAAGCCACGGTCACTACTGGTAGTGATGTGTGCCAGTCTGACGATCCAACCTGCACCCAGGTGTTGCTCGCCGTTTTCTTATAGATCTTGTTGGTCACGTGAGTCGTGTTGATCGCGTAACTGCCAATCGTTCCTATTGAAGCCTTTGGTGCACCAGTAGACACCGCGCCTTCTAGGTCACTTGTTGAAGTGATCAATATAGGAGTGATTGTTGTGAATGATTGATTTGTTGCTGACCATTCGAATATACCATACGTGCTTGATGCAAGGTCAAACCAGTATGTGCCATCTGATGGTGTTGCCGTCGGTGCCGAAGCACTTCCGATCAATCCTGATGTGTCAACGTTAGCTCTCAGAACGTATGCCCTATTGGCAACACCCAAGAAACTGTAGGCCGCTTGTAGCCCCCATTCGTTCAATTCATAACCGTGTAATGAATTTCCTGAGGCGTCCGTGTAGAATTTTGGATCCCCAAAAGTCTCTGTTAATTCTCTCTGTGATGAGATCAAGTAAGCAGTGTTGGCGTTAGCAGTTGTTGTTCCTGCCGCCGTGCCGTCTCCTGCCCCGTTGGTCTTATCCTGTGATGATGCTACTATGAAAAGAGGTGTAGTACCCGCATCTGATGGTACGTAAAAACTCTCGTTTATTACTGAAACCTCTACTCCTGGTGATGTTAAAGCCATTTTTCGTTTTCTCCTTGCAAGTTTAACGTATACAGAGTTATTTATTATATCATACGGTTTTGTTGACATAATTTACCATTTTCCAGGTGCCTATATAGGCGACGTAAATACACACATGCGATATCCTGATAGACCATTGTGCAAGGAGTGTAGGACCAAGCCTAGGGCTTACGCCTATCGCCGTGGAGACCGAGTGTACTGGCGTAGCCTGTGTGATACCTGTAATAGGAAACGTATGGGCAAACGTGTAGGTGGCATAACCGCACTACAGCGTTCGGGTTACAAGAAGCATCGGAAGTGTGAACTGTGTGGATTCAAGGCACAGGATAAAGCACAGTTGGACGTGCTGTTTGTGGACG